GAAGGGGCAAGAATACCCGACAAAAGAGAAGAAGATGGNTGTTATGATTTATTTCCTTGCTTTGAAGAAAATGAGGTTGTAATACCTGCACATGCGGTTAGACTTATCCCTACAGGAATAGCAAGTGCATTTAATCCTTGTTATAGAATTGCATTTAGAGAGCGTGGAACAAATACAAANGTTAATCTTTCTGTTATGGCAGGACAAATTGACTCAGGGTACAGGGGTGAATATTGGGTAGCACTACAAAATAATAATGATATCCCTATTGAAATTAGTAAGTCTATCAACGATATAGAAAAGACAGAAGATTTTATTAGGTTTCCATATTCCAAAGCTATTTGTCAGTTTGCTATAGAGGAAGTACCAAAGGTAATTATTAAAGAAATATCATACGATAAACTTTTGCAACTTGAATCAGAACGTGGAATAAATTGTTTGGGAAGTACTGATAAATAGTTAATAAACATATAATATAAAAGGAGAGTGGCTTGTATGAAATGCTTTACCTGCTCATATCTACATATCAACCTATCAGATAAAGACGATATTCCTGTTGTAAATTATCGTTATCAAAAATGTTTTAGTGAATGTGAATATCTCAACAAGCCACTCAATTTTCTTACAGAAGAAGATTTAAATAAGTGTCACTATAGGCAAAGAGGAAAACAAAATGGATTATCTAAATGAAGAATTCTATCATGGACAAAAGATTGTTGAACAAGTAATAGAAAAGAAAAAGCTATTCATAATTACAAGGGATAAATTAGGAAAATATATATTGTGGCATAAGGATAAAAAGATTGCTACAAAGAGTAATCCAATTGAGTTAGAAGAGAAGTGCAAATAGGAGAGATATATATAAAATGAAAGTAACTAAAGTAAAAGTATATGACCTAAAAGAAAGTATCGAGGCTTCTAAATACCCTATGGCTGTAGACATTGATGTATGTACAGATGAAATTACTGATACAACAATTAGGTTAGGTAATTCACCTAGAGGTTCGGCACATGATAACTTTCTTCATGGTATAAGAGTTGCATTTGATTTAACTTTTACAAATAAAGCATGGGTAGAAGCAGAGAGGTATCATTTTTTTGATATAGTTTCTTCTCAGTCCACTATGCACAGAATTAGTAAATTTGACTTAACCAAACAATATAATGAATATGTAGACAGTCGTATTATTTCTATTATGAACGAATTAAAAGATAAATATAATCAATCAAATGACAAAAACGATTATTTAAGATTGCTTTATTCAAACCCTTGTGGCTTTGAATTAACTGCAAGAATAACTACTAATTATGGGCAATTAAAGACCATTTATAATCAGCGAAAAACGCATAGACTTCCAGAATGGCGTGAGTTTTGTGATTGGATAATCACATTACCAGAATTCGTAAAGTTGACAGGAGTAGGAGTGTGAATATGGATAATATAAATGATGGTGGAGAAAGAATTTCATATGGAGAAGGCAAAGCTATTAGAGAGCCAACTACGGGGAAGGGAAGGTTTGATTTAATCTCACCTTTTGGTCTTACAAGAATAGCAAAGTGGTATGAATTAGGTTCAAAAAAATATGCAGATAGAAATTGGGAAAAGGGTATCCCATATTCAAGATATGTAGATTCTGCATTCAGACATCTTACTAAATATGTTATGGGTATGGAAGACGAAGANCACTTGGCGGCTTGTGCTTGGAATGTTATTGCTATTATGCATCATCAAGAATTATGTCAAAATGAATTAGATGACTTACCTCATTATTTAAAGGAGANGAAAGATGAATAAACAAATTTTTATTGATTTTGATAATACAATAGTAAATTCAACTAAGGCNTATTGTGATTTATATAACTTTGTATATAAAGACCACCCTAATTTCAAACCCGCAAAGTGGTATGAAGTAGAAGAATATGGGTTTTCAGACCAATGCCCATTAGCTAAGAATAATGTTACAAACATGTTTGCTGACCCATACTTTTTTGAGAAATTAGAATTCATGTGCGGCAATACAAAAGAAGTGTTACTAAAACTATCAGAAAAATATGAATTACATATTACAAGTATTGGAAGCTATATGAATATTCACTATAAATCTAAATGGATATATAAAAATTTACCATTTATTAAAAATTTTGAATTCATTAGTACAGAAGTTAATAAACCCGATAAGAGCATTATAAATATGTCCAATGGAATTCATATAGATGATGTTGACAGTAATCTTCTAAGTACAAACGCTGATTTTAAAATTATTTATGGAGATATTTATAAGTGGAATAAAGATTCAAAATATAATAGATGTTACAACTGGACTGATATAGAAAATTTATTGTTATAAGGAGGTTGTTATGCAATACATAATCGCTAGTTTTATCCTAATCGCCAAGAACACTCCCACTTCTAAGGTAGCGAAAGTGGGAGACGAATTGGTGACTGTTGACAAAAGAATTAGGCTTAACAGCTTAAAATAAAATAGGGTTGGAACGACCCGAATATAAGAGGCTCGTGGAGATAGTAGGTTACGAGGTTGGTGAAACGAGAATCTCCACCTTCTAAGTGAAACGTAAGGTGGAGAGGTTCAATTACCAAATTTAATTTGAAATTATTTCTAATAAGATTTTAAAAAGTGGATTGACTAAAGAAACAGTAGAAGAAATAATAGATACCATTATTGTATTTGACGAACATGAAATCCAAGAAGACGATAAAACTATATTCAATATATCAGATGACAAATATACTAGAACATATGAAAATGGAGGTATTATTATAATATATAAAGGAATGTATCAACATGTACTCACAAACAGGTGGATAAGAGCACATATTGGTACATGGAGAGAAAGAGTAGGGGGCAGGATAAAAAAATAGGGAATAGGACAGCTTTTCAGCCATCTTATCCCCTAAATCTATATTTACTACCTTGGTAGTTATTGTTAGATGCTATTGTTTATTTCTCCATCATCTAACCAATCTTTTGCTTTGTCATACCATATTTGTAACTGAGCCTTAATCTTTTCTTCAGTTAATATTGCCGTTAACCAAATGGGTATGTATTTGTATAACATATTAAATACTACCTCAAACTTTTCTTTTCCTTGGTTTATATCATAGACTTTTTCAGCACTCAACATAAGCTGATAAGCGAACTCACGTAGTTTTGCCCATTGTTTTGTAATTGCAAAATAAATTGCAAAACCTACTATTACTACTCCGATAATAATTGTTATAATCGTTTGAATATCCATAACTCATTACTCCTTTAAATTTAATTCTTTTACTAATATTTCTTCGATATTGTCATAATCCCAATACCATATCTCTAATAGATTTATATTATGGTTTTGTGCATATTCTCTTTTACGTCTATCATATTCTTGTTGTATTTTAAATTTTTTATATGCAAAATTCGTTCCAAAACCATTAAAATCAACTGGTTTTTCATGTTGTTCTCCTTGATATTCAATTAATAAATTATAATCTGGCAAATAAAAATCATAGGAGAGATTAACGCCAAAATTTCCAACAAGCCCATCAAATTCCTTTTGTGGTATATAAAAAATATTATTTAACTGAAAAAATTGTGTAATTCTTTTTTCGCCTTTAGAACTAGAACAAATTGGACACCTTCTATTATTATTATACTTATCAGGAGATATTAAATAGCTATTATGTTCTTTACATCTTATCCAAATTTTCTTCGCAGAATTTGTAGAAAGACTAAATGGATTAATTAAATTTTTATCATAATCCCAAATTTCATTAAGTTCTTCTTTATGTTGTTCCCCAAAAGAATCTAAAGGATGGACTTTTATACTACTACAAAACGGACATCTTTCTCCTTCAGTAAAATGATATGCATATATTAAATAGTCACCATGATAATCTTTTGTTTGACATTTAATATATATTTTTTTATTACTAAATGGTGCAATCTCATAAGGATTTATTATATTTTTATTAGACCAAAATTTCTTTATAAAGTTACTATCTGTATTATTTATGTGATATTGTGCAAATGAATCTAAAGCATGTACCTTCCTACCACAACAAAACCCACATCTTTGACCTAAAACAAAACTATTGCACTGTATTTGATGGCTACCATGATAATCTGTTTCTTGACATCTAATCCAAACTTTTTTATTTAGGGCATTTAAAATAATATTTTTTCTTCGTACTGTATCCAATTTTACTAGGTTTACATTTATTTAATTCATAATCCCATCTGTTTAATATATCTAACCTATTATTATCTAAACACCATTGTTCAAATGTATATCTAATTTTACCCATACTACCTCACAATCCTCCTTTTGAATATAAAAAAGAAGGGCGGTATTGAGGAATACCACACTAGGAGATCAACCCTAGTTGCCCTTCTTAAATAAACAAAATTTTTATTGGTTTTTTATTATATTATTCTTCTTCAATAGGCAAACGTAATAATTTACTTAATACAATTGCAAATTGCCCCCTTGTGATAGCTCCATCGGGGTTGAAATTCCCGTTACCATCACCAACCATTAAACCAGTCTTCTCAATTGCTTCAATATATTTTTCAGCATAATGCCCTTTTATATCTTTAAACGTATCATCGTTCTCCACATATTCAATAAAGGGGTATTGAAACCAATATTCCCAATTATTAGATTCTTCACCTAATAAGGGTGTCTGCATACAGCCATATAATGTACCCTTCATTTCAATTACTTTACCATCAACATAAATACCCACATGGCCATTACGCCATACCCCAAGACCTTGAATTTTAGGAATAGTGGAAATTTTACCTTTAACCGTAGCTTTATCAAACATTCCATTAGCACTTAAATCTTGTTGGGCATTATATTTTATATTTCCATTATTCCACCAAAGATAGGACTTAAATAATCCAACACAATCTGAGTTCCTTTTGCCCAAATTATTTGCACGGATATAATGAATATATTTGTCAACTTGTTTTGGATATGTATCCCGTATCCATTGAAGTATTTCCTCTGTTAAAATTTGTCCATAGCAAGAATATGTATAACACCATTTTTCTCTTAATGCCATTTTTGCATGTTTTACTAAACCTATATTAGTAAGCATATCACCACCTACTTATCTTTTAACATTCTATAAAGTTTTACCGCAATTATAGCCGCTTGTTCCCTTGTAAAATTACCTTGAGGATTAAAATTCTTACCGTCACCTAACATAAGACCTAACTTTGATGCTTCCTCAACATATTCTCTTGCCCAAGGTGAAACTAAATCGGCATCTTCAAATACTTGTTGTAATTTAACTAAATTAGCATCAATTTTATCACTCACTGCCCATGCCTCCCTTATTGGATAATCATATGGTAAATGACACCAACCATTATCTCCCCAACCTTCTCCCCAATGATTGAGAGTATTAGTAGCACCAATATCATCATTTGTCCCAAAAGTAACCATACAATGACCACCGTAATTTTTTTCTTTATTGACATCGGGGATTCGCACCATGCCATCTTTACCTGTATTAAAAAATGATTCATAGACATCTATGCAGGTAATAACCAACATACCATCCATTAATGCTTCTTTTATATTATTAATCGTATTTTGACCTTCCCCGTCTAACCTAAAATAAGAAGAAATTCTATAAGGTTTTGCTTTATTCCTAAGTATTTCAGCAAGTGGAGCATAAATATCCTTTAAATTACTATAATGATCTATATAGGGGAAGTCTTCATAAAGGACTGAACCATAACGCTGTAAAGCTCTCAATGCATCTCTGGTGATCATGCCCTCGCCCTCATAAAAACTTAAATGTCTTTCTGCATAATGAAACCCTTCAGAAAATTCTTGTATTTTTCCTGTTTGTCTAAATTCATCAGTAAGACGCTCT